CACTGAATACTGGACAAACTGGAGCAGAGGCTCCAGAGCATACTGATGGTATTGTACTAAATGGAGAGGTACAATTTAAGCATATTGGTTTTAGAGTAAGTGATGTAAACTCTTTTGGATTTGGCGAAACTGGAGAAGCAGGTGTATACCCAAGATCCATTACTCCACTACTTGGAGATAGAACTGATAAGATTGCTACCACAGAATACGTCCTCAACCTAGCAACGAATGACGTTGGTGGTCGTATCTATGTTTCTGAACAAATTGGTTCTGATCTGAATGATGGTCGTTCTGCTGTAAACCCTGTCAGAACAATCAAAAAGGCGGCGCAACTAGCGTGGCAAACTCCTGGTGTCAAGGAAACACTAGTTGTCTCTGGTGGTGACTATCTAGAAGATAACCCAATTTCACTGCCACCCGATTGCTCTATCGTTGGTGACAACCTTCGTCTTGTAATCATCAGACCAAGAAATCCTGGTAAGCACATTGTAAAGTTTGGTGATAAGAACTACGTTATTGGTGTTACGTACAGAGACCAAATTGATTCAAATGGCGATCCCGTAGCAACTTGGGATTTTGCTATGGTCTTTGACGATAAACAAAGACTATTATTAGATTATGAGGTAAACGGTGACTTTGGAGTAGATTTCCCAGTCGGTCATCAAATCTTTGGACCTGATAAATTCCGTGTTGGTTTCCAACAAAATGGTGGTTTATCTCAATTAGTAACTGGAACAGAAGTTGTTGGTGTCAACACTGGTGCTAGAGCAATTGCTATCAGAGTTGATTTTGGATCTTTGTCTGGTCCAAATGCATATATTGATGGTACAATTGATGTTCAACTGACGAGTGGTTCTTTCGTTGAGGGTGAACAATTTAGATATATCACATCTCTAGCTGCTGGAGGTGCCATTCCTGGACTCAATGTTGTTGGATTTGGTGGCGAAAATAAATTTAGAATGGATACCGATCCCACTGGCATTATTGCAGGTGGTACATACCTTCAACTAACAGATGCTAATAGCAGCACAATTGAAGGTGGAAGTGGATTTTATGAAGTTGCACTAATTGAAGAGGATGATGAAAACAATCCAACCGAATGGACAGTAACAGTAGTTCCTCTGCTCAATTCACCTCAGTGGAATTCTTTGGCAACAGAAGTTGATCTTGGTATCAATTCTGCTACCGCAACTTCATATACATTCGATACTATCTCTCTAAACTCTATTAGAGCAGAAGGTGAAGTTGTAGAAGTAAATGAAGATATTACAACAACTTTGCCAATTCAGAGAATTGATTTCTCTCAACAGGGACAATTTACTGGCATCAATGGCAATGGTGTAAACTATGAAACCTTTGGAACTAATGAAGACTTAGGTGGTATTGTTCTTTATACCAACGAACTAGTTGGCAGATCAAATATTCACAATTTCAAGAATGGTGAAGAGGTAATTATCTCAGGTATTCCTACAAACAACAGTCCAGATATTGGAATGTTGAATGGAAAGCAGAGAATTTATAAAGTCATAGAAGATGCTGATGGTCGTTGCAGAAGACTTGTTATTGCAAAGAAAATTCCTGGAATGACAGATGCTAATTTTGACCCAGGTCAATTAGCAACTGTTGGATCTTTCACTAGATCGGTAACAATTTCTCTACTCAACTCACCAAACAAATTCCCAATTTCCACTCCTGTTGCAAGAAGATATCAGGATGCTTGTGTATTCCTGCGTAACAATAGAGAGTTTATTGCTGACGAAGTTGTACGTAGAGTTAATGATGAATTCAAGACTGATTACTATTCAGTATATGACATCAGTGGAAATTCATTCAAAATCTTCCTAGGAGTTCTGGATCACGAAAATACCTATGATAGTCAGAACCCAACTGGAACTGTAACTTTTGCGGGCACACCATATAGCATTTCAAATTTTGTATATGATGCTCTTGATACTGGTGTTGCAACAATTACTACTGCGGTACAAGTACCACTAAGCGAAGATGACATTGTTCAACTAGCAGGTTTAGAGATTAGTTGTGAAGCGGGAACTAAGATTTACCCATCATATAGTTCTCCTGCAACTCTTGGAACAAATGGGGACGAACAGTGTAAACAAGATATTATTCATTTTGTAAATGCTCTTGTTAGAGACCTTGAGTATGGTTCTAATCACAACATTATTGAAGCAGCGAAAAAATATATTGTAAATGAAAAAATTACATATATTGAAGATGAAATTGTACAAAATATTCGTGCAATTGAATATGCTAGAGAGCTTTGCATTTATGCAATGCGAAACTGGAGAACTGAAAATGGTACTCCATCAGAACCAGTATACATTCCCAGATATTCCAACGTACCAAGATATTTTGATGATACCGTAATCACATCAACTGCTACAGTAAATGCGGATGGTACTCCTTCTGATGGTACTGCTTGTGCTGATGTAAGATCTGCTATTGATACTTTAGCATATCTTTGGGTAGATGTCATTACTAATAATGCGTCTGGAACTTTGCTAGACGCTGCATATTTGATTGAGAGAAATGCTGATGTAATTGCCCACGAAGCATATGAGCAAACTAAAGCAGCATATCCTGCTCTAAATCATAGCAATCTAGATGAAAGAAAGTGCATTAGAGATACGAAGCATATTCTTGATGGATTTGTCAAAGACTTGGTTCTTGGTGGAAATGCAGGAACTCTCGAAAATGCAGAAGCATATTTTTCTGGCACAGAACTAACAGGTGTTCCACAGTCTGAATTGGGAGCAGTTAGATTTGCCTTCACTCAAGCAAGAGACTTGGCAATCAAGGCAATGCGTAATTGGTCTAGCAGTGGAAACATCACTGCTTCCCAACCAACTAACGCTACTTATGACCCAGTAAGTGGTCAACTTGTTCTTACTATCCCAACCGCAAATCTCCCAGCAGGGTTCCGTGGAGGTACTCCAGATAGCAGAGTAGCATTCCAGTTGGGAGCATTATCTTTCACCTGCAATCATGGTGGCGGTGGCACAGACGCAAGTCCAAAAATTCTGGATACAAACGTAGGTCAATCATTCCCAGTTCTAGGATATAATGAAAGTGGTGGTATTTCTACAATCAATTTGAATGTTGGTGCTGCTGGAACTAATACAGATCCACATACTTTTGCTAGTGCTCTTCCAAACGGAACAATTTTTGTAAGTGATTACGCAACACTAACTACAACTATTCCTAGATTTGAGGACCACTCGATTCTAACAGATTATCCAAACACACCATTGTGTGCTGGTGTTGAATCTGCTCTACAAACCTCCTGGCAGTTACTTGACGACATTCTTCTTTATGCTATTGACACTACAAATGGTATTGCTCCTGGAGCAACAGCAGTAAACAATGGAACACTTTACGAGACTGCTCAAATTATTACATATCCAGATTCATTTGCATATGATCTGAATAATAATCGCATGGCAATCCGTGGTGACTTTGATGATTATCCAATCATTGAAGCATCACCATACACTCAGAACTCCTCTGTTATCTCCTTCCTAGGTGGCGGTGGTGCTCTAGTTGATGGTTCTAAAGTCAAGCAACCCAACTGTCCTTTCCCTGGTCTAGAACTAGACGGAACAGCATCCTTCCCGAACCAAGGTAAGTCGATGGTTGCATCAGCATTTACCATTGTCTCCTTTGGTGGTACAGGTTATAAGGTTATCGAAGATGGTTACACCCAGTTGGTTTCTGTCTTTGTTATCTTCTGTGCTGACGGTGTACTTGCTGAGTCTGGTGGTTACTGTTCCATCACCAACTCTGCTACCAACTTCGGTATCTACGCTCTCCGTGGTGTTGGATTCAGGAGAGAACCATATGAATTTGATATTGGTACAGTAACTAACGTATCAGCAACTCCAACAGGTAGAACTATTCTAACAGTTGATGGTCTTGGAAGAGAACCATTAGAACATTATGTTGTAAAAGCAGTTGATCAAAATGGAGATCTGTATACAAACACTAGCGATAGTGTCGAATACTTCATTGACAGCGTAGGTGCAGTTGGCGCTGGTCCACCATTCCAAGCAGAACTAACCATTGATGATGGTCAAGGTCAAGGTATGGACCTTACCACAGCTGGTGGCGTATCTGGACAAACTCCACAAATTGGAGATACAATTCGCCTACACAGACCCTCTATCGTCAACTCCTCTTCACACACTTGGGAATTTGCAGGTTCTGGTACTAACTACTTAGCACTACCTGAAAACGGTGGTACTAAAGTTGAAGCAAACGAGCAAGTATCTGAAGACTATGGACGTGTATATGTTTCTGGTACTGACGAACTTGGTGACTTCAAGGTTGGTACATTCGCTAGAATTGAAAACAGAACTGGTGCTATTACCTTCACGGGTACGGTTACTATCTCTGAAGTTGAATTCTTGAAACTGAAAGGTGGCGACGTTGTTGTTACTGGATTCTCTGCTGATAACACCCTTGGTGGTGCAGGAACAAGTAACTCTGTTCTACCTACCCAGAAGGCAGTTAGAGACTATATTACTAACAATCTTGGTCCATACATCAATAGACCATATGGTACAAATGCTGTCCCTAACCAGCTAGTTCAACTTACAGAGTCTGGCAAGATTTCACTTGATCAGATTCCTGCTCTAAGACCTTTTGAAGTTTACACAGTTGCTAATCAGACAGAAAGACTTTCTATTGAGGGAGCACTTGCTGGTGATATTGCGATTCAACAGGATACATCCACTTCATTCATTCTAAACAATGATTTGGATAGCGTCTTCCTTGCATTCCAACCTGATCCAACTGTTCAGTTTACTCTAAATGATGTCTTTACTGGAAGTCTATCAACAGGTAGACTGCAGGCAACAGAATACAGACAGGGTGTTATCTATCAACTTACACTAACTGATGGTGGATCTGGATATACTTCTCCTCCTACCGTCACTATTGCAGGTACTCTTCAGCAAGGTGGAGTAGAAGCGAGAGCAGAAACAACAATTGCCAATGGCGAAGTTGTAACAATCAGTTTGGTTGTTTATAATGGATACAAGGGTGGTAAAGGTTATTCTTCCTCCGATCCGATTACTGTCAATATTGCTGCTCCTCAGGGATCAGGAACTCAAGCACAAGCAAATGCTTTGCTTGAAAGTAGACTGTATGGCAATATTGTCAATCAGATCTCAATGACAGATACTGATACATTTGAGAGTAGTGATATTCCTGCAGTAACAATTGATATTACTAGAGTTGTCAATACTTCTTCGTTTGATATCAATAACTGGGTATCACTATCTTCTAACCAGATTGCTGCATCTGACATCACATCTGGTACTATTGAGACAGATAGACTTGCCACGGGTGGTGTTGCAAACTCCTTCACGTTCTTACGTGGTGACCAGTCCTACTCTCTGGCAGTTCAGTCTATCAAGGGTGCTGAAGTTAGATACTTCGACAAGCTCTACAGTACAGCAAGTTCTGGTTCTAACCAACTGATCTTCCAAACTAATTCTGATGTTCTAACTGGTCACGAAGTTCTCAATAGTGTATTGGGAATCCCAGCAAACACCAACATCACAGGTGTTATTACTGCTGCTGGTTTGACGACTATTTCGTTGAACAATCCAATTACACAAACGATCAATGCTGGAACGATTATTGAGTTCGAGCGTGGTGCTTCACCAATGGTCTTTGAGTCCACGTACACTCAAGGTAACTTTGTTGATGACATTATCATTTCAAATGGTGGTCTTGGATTTACTGACGGTCAATACTTTGACGTTGAAATTCTTGGCGGAACAGGAACAGGACTCAAAGCAAACATTGTTGTTTCTGGAAATTCAGTTACAGAAATTACCGTTACTGATGGAGGTACTGGATACAATAGCGATTTCTCTGTCACAAATCCCCCAGTAGTAATTGGTGCTGGTTCTAATCTTGTACTAGAAGCTAAAATTTCTACAGTCAATAGACAATATGCAAACGTTTCTGTTGACATTGCAAGAGTTACTGACCTAACAATTTCTTCTGACTTGTATGGAACAATTGGTGTTGGTAGATTCAAGAAAGATCAGTTTAATCTTGGTGTTGCAGGAAACGGTTCTGTTGAACTCAAAACTGGTCCAAACTCAGGACTAGATGCTGACCTTCTTGATACTAGACAAGGTTCATTCTACCTAAACGCAGGTAACATGAACGCTGGAACACTTCCATCTGATAGACTTGCTGGTAGTTATAACATTAGTGTTTCTGGTTCTTCTGGTAACACAATTCGTCTTGCAACTGGTACTAACAACCCAACATCAAACCCAACTCCAAACAACTTTGTTGAGGGTATTGTTGCTAATACAATTGATAACTCGGCAAATCAATTATATGATGGCGGAACACAAAATCTCGTTCTTACTCTAAGAACTAAGGGTCAAGGTCTAACCCCAGAAGGTGGTGTTAGACAATTGACATTTACTGATAATGATAACATGTGGATCCGTGGTTCTGGAACTGGTGTTACTGCATTCGGTTCTTGGGGCAAGGTTTGGACATCAAATAATCACGGTATTGGTACAGGTCTTGATGCTGATAGACTTGATAATAGACAAGGAGATTGGTATCAAAATGCACTAAACATCAATAGTGGAACTCTATCAGAACAAAGATTACCAAGATTTATTGAGTCAACCAGTTTCAGAGACTCTCTAACAATCAAATCTTACAATGGTGATCTTAGACTAAAAGTTTATATCAGTGGTCTAATTCTAACAACAACTCCATTTACTGTTGGTAGTTTGGTCAAGTTCTATGATAACTTGTCACAAGCTGCAGGTGACTTGGAAATTGATAACTTGGTTGTCAATAATGATGCTGATGATGATTTCAATGATTATACTATCATTTATGGTCGCCTAACCTCTGGTACATTAGCAACAGTTGCAACTGCTATTACTATTGGTAGTGCATCAAATAGAGTCAACTTTGACGAATTTAGTTTGGATGATGGCAATACAATTGAAGTTGCTACTTTAGAAAGTGATGGTGGTACTGCAAACCTCAAACTTGGTAGAGTAGATGGTCAAGCTTCTACAAACGGAATTTACTTCAATACTTCCGCTGTAGTAGCAAACTACAATGCTGCAATTGTATCTACTGGTGGAGCTGGAACAGATGGTGATGGTTCGATCAACATTCTTGTCGCTGATCAAGATTCCCTAACCACAAACAGCAATATTATTTGGAACGCAGGTAATGTTGCATTCAATGTTTCTAGTATCGCTTCTACAGCATCACTCAAGTCTGCTGTAATGAGAGATGCTGCGGGTGACTTCCAAGCAGGAACAATCACTGCATCTCTGACTGGTGCTGCTTCCTTGAATGTTCTCAAGGCAGGCGATACCATGACTGGTACGCTGAACATCACTGGTAGTGGATCTAACTTCTCTGTTAGTGGAACATCTACACTAACAGGCAATGTCACTATTGTCAATGATCTAAATGTTGACAGTGGTGTCTTGTTTGTTGATGTTTCGGCAAATGAAGTTGGCATCAATGCTGGCAATAACCCACTATCAACTCTCGACGTTGTTGGTGATACTGGTATCTACGTTAGAACTTCAAGCAATGCTGCTGGAGCAAGAATCAAATTTACTGATACTACTGACAACAGTCAAAATGGTGAACTTCAATACTACCATGCTGATAACACGATTGGTGCTTACAATGAAGTATTCAAGGTAATTGGTTCGGAAACTCTACTAGGATTCCATGTTACTGGTGACATTCTTGCCACTAGAAGAATTGGTATCAATAAAGTTGATCCAGATCGTGCATTGGATGTAAGTGGTGCGGCAAGAATTACTGAAGCACTGACCATCCAGAACACTGGTAATGGACCTATCAACTTCTACACCAATACATCTACTTACTATTGGAGAGCTGGTAGCAATACTAATAGTAATAACTTCTTCACCATTGAAGCATCAGATTCTAAGGGCGGAACTACATTTAGCGGTGCTCCTGCTCTTGCAGTTGATGGTACAAACAATGCTGTTGGTATCAATACTACATCAACGTCTGGTGTTGACCCAGACGACAATACTGCAAGACAGTACGCCTTGAATGTCGATGGTGATATCAACATGAGTGGGGCACTGTACCAAGGTGATAGACCATTTGTTACTTCAAGATGGTCAGAAACAGCGAATCAAACTGATATCTACAGAGGAACCAAGGTTGGTATTAATAAACCAAATAATACTGATCTAACTTATGCTCTTGACGTTACTGGAGATATTGGTCTAACTGGTATCATCTATGCCAATGGTGTCAAGATGTATCAGGACAGCACTGGTATCATCAGATCTTCTGGTAGCACTATTGCCGAAAATGTAAACATTGATCCTAACACAGTTTGCCAGAGTTCTGGTGACATTGTAATTGCTTCTGGATTCAATGTTACGGTTCCTTCATCTTCGGTCTGGAATATTACTGCGTTGTATTGATATAAATATCTAAGAGATAAATTCAATCTGGGATTGGTATGGGCATTGTAAATGTAGGAAGATTAACTCTTACAGATGATGAACTAGTTCTGAAGACTGTCAACATTGCTCAGAAGGATGCCCTTACTGGTATGCAGAAGGGCAGTCTTATTTTCGAGACTGAAGGCATTGCCTTGATGTTTTATGATGGTGTTGATTGGGTTTATGCATATAGACCCTATACAGATAGTCTATATGACTTTACTCAATTTACATTCAAACCACTTGTAACTAGAGGCAGTGCAGAAGGTCCTTCTGGTTCTTCAATGCAAGCAAATTATGCTGGACAACCTTTTATGCAAGAAGGTTATTTGAGTCAAGGCAGTAACACTGGATATCAACTTTGGACTGTACCAGCGGATGGAACTTATAGAATTACTGCTGGTGGTGCTAGAGGTGGTAAAGATACCAACTATGGCATTTCTGATATTTGGGGTGCTCAAATAAGAGGAGAATTTGATCTTCTTGCTGGCGATCAAATCGAAATGTGTATTGGTTCTGGTGGTAATCAATATGGATCTCCCCATGGTAATGAAGCAGGTGGTGGCGGTGGAACTTTTGTTGCTAATTACACAACTGGCAATCCAATGATTGTTGCTGGTGGTGGTGGCGGTTCTGCAGGAAACGTCTACGGCAACTCTTGCAATAGAAACATCACCGATGCATACGGTCAAACAACTACACAAGGTGGTGTTACTACTTGCCAAGGTAATTACACTGCACCTACTCCAACTATTGGATACGGTGGATCTGGCAATGGATCCTATTGGGGAGGTGGCGGTGGTGGATATTTTGGCGATGGATCGAATGGATACAACCACTGCGGTACACCAACTGGTGGAAGATCTTTTACTGCTGGTGCTGTTGGTGGTCCTGGTGATGGATGCTATACATCAAGTGGTCAAGGGAATCGCGGTGGTTTTGGCGGCGGTGGTGGCGGAAACCTTAGTGGTCCTGGTGGCGCTGGTGGATACACTGGAGGAACTTCCTCAGGTGCTTGGTCTTCTTACAGTCAACATGGCGGAGGTGGAGGATCTATCAACGCTGGAACTAATCAGGTAAATACCAGAGGTGGAAATAGCGGCAGCGCAGGTGGTTATCAGGGTGCTGGTTTTGTAACCATTGAACTACTAGTATAGTCCATTTTATTTTATAATTTTTTTCTGTATACATAACAATAAAAACCATGGAATCGAAAATCGTAGCAACTTGCAATTTAGTAAACAGAGAATGGAAAATTATTTCCAATCCTGCTGCTGCACGAGATTTGCAAATCAAAATTGGTTTCAATCGTGATGGTGAAACTGCGCTTGAGTTTGATAATCTCACATTTGGATATACATTGTGGAGAGATACCGATCCTTCCAAAGATGACTTACTTCGCAGTCTTTCGATGCCAAGAAAAGGTACGCAAATTGCTACCTCTGTAGAAGAGATTGTCTTCGTAGAAAATATTGTAGTTGATATGAATGACGACTACAAAATCGAATTTTGGGTAGATGAGTCTGGAGTAACTACAAAACACAAAACAGAATTTACTATTCCAATTCCAGATCAACCATTCCCATCATGGAGATGGGACGGCATTCAGTGGTATGCTCCTGGAGAGTTTCCAATGCCACCAGAAGGAGATGATCCAACGGCATATGAATGGAGTGAGGTAGAACAAGGATGGGTCAAAAATGTAAGAGACCCAAATGAGGTTTGGGATCTACCAAACATTAACTGATCTAAATACTATTAGGAAAAAGGAACTAGCAACACCATGTCTTCACTTACGGTAGGAACAATCAATATTGGGCAGTTTTTCAATATTCCTGTACAAGACCAAGCCTTTATTGATTCTATTACTCCTCAAGAAGGTCAAATCTTCTATAACAGTGATACCAACTATGTCCAGATTTATGGAAATGGTATGTGGAACACTACCAACGTAGGTACTGGCAATCAGCTATATCCATTTGAATCACACACTTTCAAAGGAGGAAGTCGTGGAGAAGCAGATGGTCCTAACTTCAATGTGATTACGGCAGGATATGCTGGACAAACTTGGGTAAGCGATTATCTAACAACAGGAGATCACCAAGGATATCAGTTGTGGACAGTTCCTGCTACTGGAACTTATACTATTGAGTGTGGTGGTGCTAGAGGTGGTAAAGATACCAACTATGGTGTTACAGATATTTGGGGTGCTACAATAAGAGGAGACTTTGATCTGAACCAAGGAGACAAATTAGAAATTCTCGTTGGACATGGTGGTAATCAATATGGATCTCCTCATGGTAATGAAGCAGGTGGTGGCGGCGGTAGTTTTGTAAAAAACTATACTACTGGTAACCCATTGATTGTTGCTGGTGGCGGCGGTGGTTCTGCAGGAAACGTCTATGGTAACTCCTGTAGTAGAAACATCACCACTGCATATGGACAAACTACCACCGCAGGGGGAGTCACAACTTGCCAAGGTAGTTACACTGCTCCAACACCAACTGTTGGATACGGTGGATCTGGTAATGGTTCTTACTGGGGCGGCGGCGGAGGCGGCTGGTTTGGTGATGGATCAAATGGATACAACCACTGCGGTACACCAACTGGTGGAAAATCTTATGGTAACGGTGGTGTTGGTGGTCCTGGTGATGGATGCTATACATCAGGTGGTCAAGGAAACCGTGGCGGATTTGGTGGAGGCGGAGGTGGAAACCTAAGCGGTCCTGGTGGCGCTGGTGGATACACTGGAGGAACTTCCTCAGGTGCATGGTCTTCTTATAGTCAACATGGTGGTGGCGGTGGTTCTTTCAACGCTGGAGCAGCACAAGTCAATACCAGAGGTGGAAATAGCAGCAGCACAGGTGGTTATCAAGGTGCTGGATACGTCAAAGTTACACTGAAAACATAATTTTTATGGAAGAAAATAATATGCCCAAACCACCCGAAAGGAAATATTGGTTTGTTGAAAAAGAGAATGCAAAAAGAAGACTGGAGGTTTGCAAAGAGTGCCCGAAATTTATGAAAATTTCTACTCAATGTAAAATCTGTCTATGTTTTATGCCAATCAAAACAAAATTGAATATGACAGAATGTCCTATGGGCAAATGGAAAGAAATTGACAAGGAATACCCAAATACGGTAAACCCCAAAATGAACAAATTCAACCAAGACTAAATATTGATACACAACATTCACTGTGATAACTATGGATCCTGCAGCACTGAAGCAAAATTTTGAAGAACAAATTGCTGAAACAGAAAAGCAAATTGTAGAACTAGAAAAAAATCTAGCAAAAGCAAGAGAATATAAAATCAAACTACAAGGTGGTCTTGAGACTCTAGGTCTTCTAGAAGGCGAGTCAGACCCAGACGTTCCAGCAGAAGCACCTGCTGAATAAATACTAAATCCCTTCTTCCTAAATAGGTATGAAGGGATTTTTTGTGTGTAATGGCATCTCCAAACTCAAGAGCTGATCTCATAACATACTGTAAGAGACAGTTGGGTGAGCCTGTCCTGCAAGTAAACATTGACGACGAACAGGTAAACAACGTCATTGATGATACGTTTCAGTTCTTCCAAGAGAACTGCTATAATGGCATGGAGCGTGCATACCTATTCCACGAAATCACTGCTGACGATAAGACACGATTTGCTGCTAGTGTAACAACTAGCAATGGATCAACTGATTGGAAAGAAACAACAAATTACATTCCTATTCCAGCACATGTTACTGGAATCAGTAAAGTGTTTGGTCTTGTCAGCAATTCAATCCGTTCAAATCTTTTTGGTGTTGAGTATCAGTTGTTCCTAAATGATCTCTATGCATTTGGATCACTTGATATCCTCAACTACTATATGACTAAGCAGTATCTAGAAACTCTAGATATGGTTCTGAACAATGGTTCATTCCAGCAGTTCAGATTTACAGCGCGTCGTGATCGTCTGTATATGGATCTTGATAAAGACTTCCTCAAGAATGGATCCAACATTCTTATTGAATGTCATCGTATGATTGATCCATCAGACGCTACTGAGATGTATAATGATATGTTTGTGAAGAAGTATGCTACTGCTCTCATGAAGAAGCAGTGGGGTCAAAACCTAATCAAGTATAACAACGTTCAGTTGCCTGGTGGTATCACCCTCAACGGAAGAGAGTTATACACAGACGCACTAGCAGAAATTGAGAAAATCGAAAGCGAAGTTCTCAGTAAGTATGCAATCCCACCAATGGATATGATCGGATAAAATGCCTACCAGTCCCTACTTTCCAACATACTACCAAGGTCATAGTGGCGAACAGAATCTCGTTCAGGATCTTGTGGATGAGCAAATCAAACTGTTTGGTACAGACATATACTATATCCCTAGAGTAGTTCTTCAAGACAACACACTGGATGAAGTTAGATACTCCAAGTATCAAGAACAATTCCAGATTGAGATGTTGCTGCAGAACGTCATGGGTTTTGGCGACAATGCAGAATTTGTCAGTAAGTTTGGTCTTCGCATTACAGATGAAATTGTCTTCCGTGTTTCTACAAGACGCTGGACAGAAGAAGTAGCAGAGCACAATCCTAATCTTACAATTGACACTAGACCCAATGAAGGTGATCTACTATACTTCCCACTAACAAAAGATATCTACGAAATAAAGTTTGTTGGTAAGGAAGAACCATTCTTCCAGTTTGGCAAGATTCAATTCTATGCCCTCACTGCTGAGATCTACGAGGTTGGCAGCGATTCCTTCGAGACAGGCGTCGATGAGATTGACGACATCGAACAACTCTTTGATCCCGCTATCAAATTATTCATGGATCCTGGTGGATCTGGTGACTTCCAAGTTGGTGAAGAAGTCGTTGGTGATGAATTCCTAGCAAAAGCAACGTCTACTATTACAGGAGATGCCGTTACCAGTATAACTATTACTGATGGAGGATCTCACTATAAACAAGGTACTCCACCATCAGTCACTATTACAGGAGATGGAAGTGGAGCAACTGCAACCGCTACGGTTAGTAGCACAGGCATTGTTAATGGTATTACTATCACTAGCGGTGGGTCAGGTTATAGCACTGCACCTACTGTCACAATTGACTACTCACCTAAAGACAACAGAGCAGAAGTCAAGTCCTGGGATAGCACAACTAGAGCTCTACAAGTCATCAACAGAACAGGAACCTTCACTACTGATGAAGTAATTACTGGTCTAACTTCTGGTGCCAAGTGGAGTCCTGAGACATTTGACACTCTAAATAATACGAATAGCACCTACGATCAAAACAGACAGATCGAAGATAGTGCGGATAATATTATTGATTGGACGGAAGGCAATCCGTTTGGTGAATATGGTAATCAGTCAGGTAGCTTCTAATGTTAGGGAATCATTTTTATAATCAGATTGTTCGCAAGAACATTATTGCGTTTGGTACGCTCTTCAATAATATTACAATGAAGAGCACTGATCCTGACACAGGAAACGTACTAGAAGAATCAAAAGTCCCCCTTGCTTACGGACCTAAACAAAAGTTTCTGGTCAGACTAACAGACCAGTCTTCCAGCAAGGTGGCAATTACTTTACCACGTCTCTACTTTGAGATGATAGGAGTTGATTACGATCCTACCCGTAAAACATCACCAATTCAAAAATACAAAACTGTCATTGATGGTAATGGTGATGAAGTCCGAGTGCAATATGTTCCTGTTCCTTATAATATAAATTTTGAACTAGGAGTTATTGCAAAATCACAAGATGATGCTTTGCAAATTGTAGAGCAAATTCTACCATATTTTCAACCATCATTCTCTATCACGCTGAACTTTTTACCAGACATGAATGAGAAGCGTGATGTTGCTATTGTCCTCAATGGCATCAATGGAGAGGATGAGTGGGATGATAGTTTCCTGGAGCGTAGGTATATTGCTTACACCATGAGTTTTACTATGAAATCATACCTCTACGGTCCTTACAACACTTCCAATATTATCAGGAAAGCAATCATCCACGAAACTATTGGAGATCTTGCTGTCAATCGTAGAACAGTTACAAGAACATACACACCCAAAGCAACTGTTGATATCAATAATGATGGTGTTGTTGATGTCAATGATGATGCACTGGTTGATGCTGGTGATGACTTTGGTTTCAACGAAGGAATTGAATTCTTATGAGCCTAGAAGAAAACATGGAAGAGATCCTCAACATTAGTGCTGAACCTGTTGAGGAAAGCAAACCTTCTAAACCAAAACCACCAGAGGTCGATAGGGACGACCGTGAGAAGGATTACCAATATACCAGGGGTGAGTTATACAGTCTCATAGACAAGGGTCAGGAGGCGGTCAACGGTGC